TTCTAGTTGTTCTACGCCTTCCCAAAAATATGAATCTGGAATTACTACACTGACAGAAGTTCCTTCAATTCTTTCTTTGTAAAGCCAATCTCCGTCATATGTTTTTCCCCATCTTAGCCAAATATCATAAATTTCTGCTGTAGCAACTTGCTGACTATCTTTAATTATTCTAACTGAATCCCAAATAATGTTGACATGGTTTGAAGATTTAGCAATATCTATGTTTCCGCTTTGATAAGTAAATTCTGGATCTACAGAAAAAATGGGGGACCAATATGAGAATCTGTTTCTATCTTCTGTAGTTAATCTGAATCGAACTTCGTACCCACCAGTTTCTGCATTGATATCTGGCAGACTTGTTCTGGGAATAATAAGTTTCTTAGCCATTAGGAAACTCCTAAGGCAAACCTAAATTCGACATAGTTGTTAGTGTTATCAAATTTGATAACTGGATATGCGCTAGAGTTCTGAATTGGAGAGTAGCCTACCATCTTGTATAGAGGATTTTCTGTAGAAACATTGTCTAGCCTAATTCCATCAAGTGCTATGTAATGGTCTGGAGATCCAACGACTGTCCCTCCGTCATCTACCCCCACGAAACAAAAGATTCTTGCTACACGAATTTCTGAGGCAGTAAAGTCTGGAGTCGTAATCAAACTTGAAATTGGAATTGTGATAGCCTTGTATTGATTATATTTTGTTGTTGATCCTACAATTTCATAAAAATCTGTTCCAGGAACATATATCTCCATCTTGGCATATCCAATATCTGTGGAGACCTCGTTTCTAAAAAATTCTACAAGGATCTTTACATATTCTATGGCCCCCTCTCCTGCTGCCGTTCTATCAACTAGGCTAAAAGCAAGAGTAATTTCATCATCTGGACTATTTTGACCAATATTAAAATTAACTGAATTTAGATGTATATGGGTAGACTCTACCTCTACTGTGCCCGATGCTGATACGCTTGCAACAGAGGCAGAAACCAATGGGTAACTAAATGTTGTATTACTAGGAACATCTGAAACAACGTATGTACCATTAAATGTTGAATCTACACCAGTAACCGTAACTGTTGACCCAGCCTTAAATGAATGATTTCTATCTGTTGTTAAAGTTGCGACATTACTTGTAAGTTCTTTATTGGTTATATCGTATGAAACTTTTTCTGTTGTCCATGATCCGTCACTTCCAGTAATCTTTGACGAATCTCCGCGCATAAATATTGAATTATTTAAAAATCTTGGACCTTCTTTGCGATCTTTTCTATCAAGATCCTCTAATACTGGATCGCCAGCATTTGCTATAAAAACTAAATCCCCACCATCTTGGATATCTACCCCAGTTCCAAGGCTTGTTTTAATTGGAATGCTGCTAATACTTACTGCATGCTCTTGCCAATTTGATTGAAAATCGAAAATCATTCTGCTATCAAAACTTCTAGCCAAGGAATTATTTGCTGCTGACCAGAGGCCTACTTCAGTAATCTCGTATCTATTTTCTGTAGGCAACTCTGCTATCAAAGATATTTTTGTTTCTCCACTTTCTTCAACAAATCCGCGAGAACTAATTGGGACGCGCAACATTTCAAAGTCAAGAGTCTTCTTTTGAGAAACATCTGGCAAAGCATCCGTAGTTAATAGTGGTTCTGCTCCACAACCTATGGCAATGTGGGTAGCGTAGGCTGGTGCTTGACCCAAAATATATTTTGATAATACTCTTTTGCCATCTTCTGTAATCATATGAAATCCACTAAATTAATTGTACCATTGGAGTCTACTTCTATTTCAACGATTTCATCTTCACGAACATCTTCTATTTCTATAACCAAATTGCCATTTTCATCAAAATATGGTTCGTATGGTAGGCCTGTTGCTGGATCTTCGCCTATTCTTAAAACCAAATCAATTGCATATTTAGAAAAAAGAGAAGAGGAAACTGCTGGCAAAGCAATAATATTATTTGGATTATATTTTCTTCTTAGTGATGCAAGATTTTTTATTGGGGAATAAAGAACATTTTGACCATCAATAATATCAGATCTTGAAATGTTTATTAACTCTGTCCCCGCCAAATCCTCATACTGTAGTTCAAGAAGTAATTCTGGACTAAGCGGCTCTTCATCAAAAAGCACAATGTCTGGATCTGCTTGCTTTACACCTTGAACAAAAGATGAAGTTCTAATCCATGGATCTGGTGGCTTTGGTGGGGGTGGAGGAGGAGCAGGCGTTCCTGTAGAAAATCCATGATTATATGGAGTAACTACCCAGGTTCCTCCAGCGTCAAAGTATCCCTGATCATGTGGTGCGTTTCTCCAGTCCTTAGATGCTTGACTCATATCAAACCTCCGCCAAATACATTGTCATACTTTCGCTACCAAAACTCTTGTTATATTCAATATTATAAACTACAAATCTTTTATCAGCATCTGATATTACATTTATTCCATCTGCATTTTTATAATTAATTTGTAATACATCTCCAAGTTGTAGATTAAATGTAGCAAATGTATTTAGGCCAACAAGAATCTTTGGCTTAGATACTTTTTCAATTACCCACCCAAAAATCTCTTCAGCAGCCTCGTCTGTTTGTATATATGGACTTTCAAGGCTAAACTCATTAAGTCCGTACTTTGTTCTACTGTTTACAATTCTATTGTATTCTTCTCTTTGAATCTGAGGACTAACAAGAGTACCGTCTGATCTATAAATTGGATCGGAGAAATTAGACACTCTTCTGTAGTAATCATCTACAGTCAAACTCTTAGTTGTATTTTGAGTAAAGGTAATTCCTTGAATTCTTAAAAAGTTTCCTGTTGTATCGTCAAGATTTATTGAGGTGTCTTGGCAATTGAATATTAAGAATTCTGCTCCATATGATCCACCATAATATCCAGAGATTGCGTAGCCCTTAAGTCTATTAAATGTTTTCATAATTCTTGAATATAGTGCTGGGAAGGCGCGGTCATATTTAATGTTAAAGTACGCAGCCTCTCTCATTATTGTTCCAAATTCATCAAAGTACAGGTTGTATGCGGGTGGCTCTTCTCCGCTTATTCCAGACAAATAAGTTTTTTGAATTACTCCGCTTATTGCATACTTTCTTAAAGATTCTGATGCATCAATTTCTGTGTCCCCCCACAAACCAGAAACCTTAGATATAGGTGTGGCCACTGGAACCTTGCTATTTTGTGCCAGGTTTGATCCAATAGCATATATATTTTCAAACATGCATCGTGATGTTCCTCTAACAAACAACGCCATATGATTATATTCTGGAAGAGGATCTAAATCTGTTACGGTAGCAACTTGTTTTCCATTTATATATAAATAAAATCTTCTTGAGTCTCCAATATTTACATATTCTGCTGACAAGTCATATACCGTTGGATTTTCTTCTCCAACAAATCGATACTGTCCAGTAAACTTTCCATCATCAGTAATAATGTTTGCTAGGCCGCTCCACAACTTGTAAGGAATTGCCTTGCCCTCATTATTTGCCAAAATCTTATAAAAGTAAACATTAGCGATGGTGTTTGTTCCTGATTCAGATAGCAGTGCGGTTCCATTTGTTTGAGATGTTGTGGTTAGTGCTGGTGATGCATCTATCTGATACTGAAAAGTTTTGCGATCTGTATTAATTGCAGTGATCGTATATTCTCCGTTTAATGGAGTTCTTGTATTTGTTGGATCATTTGCATCAACTAAGCCCTGGAAAATAACTTTTTGGCCAACAACAAATTTAATATCTGTTTCTGATCTTGCTGTAACAATATTGTTTGTGCAAGAAACATTACTAATATTATAAGAAACTACATTTTCTTTGTTTGTTCCAGTATAAGAATCAACATTGTCTTGTGTAAGAGATATAATCTCAAAGTAATAACCATTATTTGTTTCTTTGTTTAATCCAAAGGCCATTCCTCCCGCGCCGCCGCGAATTTGAATGTTTTGTTCTGGATTATCGATATTCAAACTTTGAGCCTCGTAGATTGGAAAGGCACCGAAGGGAGTTTGTGATTTTTGATTAGTGGATTCAATTCGTCCAATAATTCTCATTCTAGTGCCAAAATGCTTATAGGGTTCTGGCAACTCTTTGTATACATAAGAAACAAAGTCTGATGTTCTTATTTGTGCTGGAACTGCTGGACCATTAAATACAAGAGCAGAAGATTGCAATGTCCCAACTCTTGTTGTGTCAAAGTAGTTTATTTCATTTTCTGTGTAATACTTGTTGGCCCTGAAATTTTTTATAATTCCATTTCTAGTAGAATCTGTTGCTAAAGAATCTGAACTAAAAAGTGATATACCTTGAATTGTTGTATCAGTTTTTCCAGCAGTTCCTACTGATAGAGCGGGGTAATTAATAATATCGCTTGTATTAAAAAGATAATCTTGAGTTTGTTGTAAGCATCCAGCAACATAAGTATTATCAGACCAGTATGAATTAAGTCCAGCATTATGATATACAACTGGTGTACCAAACTGACCCCTTCCGTGCTTCTTTACCTCGCCATTCTTCATGACTGTAAGACCATCTACAATTTCGTATTCTGGCTCTGCATATATTCTTAGGTTTCCTGTTGGATACATCTTTCCATTGAATGGTAATTTAGAAAAATATCTTTGATACTCTTGATTGCTGCTTATCCAAGTTACGTTTGTGTTATCTTCGACTACACCTGTTATTGCATATTCCATAGCATCATATCTAATAATCTCACCATTAGCATACAGATATCCTTGGTAACTAGAAATATTATCAATATTTTCTCCAACATCGATGATATTATTTACTATCTGCCTGCTTTGAACTGTTGGAACATCGTTTGTTAGATCAACATTGAGTGGGGCCGCACTTAATGTGTAACCTTGAGATTGTTGTGGCAACTCGTTCTGGCTTCTGAGTTGTTCTTTTCCAGATACCTCCCAAAGTAGGGCTGGCTTGTAGCCATAGGTCTTATATCTATCTGTGTAGGGTGCTTGCTTATATTGAGAAATTGCTCTTTGAATATATCTGGTTGTGTAGTCTATTCTTCCTTCGTTGTAAACTCTTTTTTCTTCGGAAGATAGGTTAATAATATTTGGAAGATTTTGATCTTCTTCTTGGCCATATAAGAATGAATCTGTTTCTCTTTGGTCTTGCTCTGGCAATAGATATTCTTTAGACATGACAACAAAGTTATTGAACTCGTCAAAGAACATGGCTGTTTGAGATGCCACGGCCAGTTGTTGAAGAACCTCTGCTATGTTTTGATTGGGTGCTACAAAAAGATATGGAATAATAATTTCTGGAACATCTTCTATTCTTCTAAATACATAATTGCTAAAGCCAATATTATCTAGCAACAATGTGACAGCATAACTAATAGAAACATCTGTAATTAATATTTCTGGTGCTTTGGAAGATTCTAGAAATAAGAAGAAGTCTCTAAGTGTAAGATTAACTAGTCCAGTAGAATTAGATACCGCAGGTATTTCGTCAGTATACATTGTCTTTATAGGAATATAATAATCAAACTCATCAACATTTTTTACTATTTGATAAAAGTTAAATTTTATTCTTTTATCTATATGATTTGCAACAATGCTTCCTGTATTTGTGGTTGAATCAAAGGCGTTGTTTGCATTAAAGGAGAAGTCGTCATCAAATAAATCCATAGATCCTACCGCTGCTGTAACATTTCCAACAGGCACAGATCCATTTCCAAGGTCTGACATTGTTTTTGTAATGTTGATTGCAGAAACTCTTTCACTCATATCAACAAATAGTCTTGGAGACATTTCGATAAGATCAAATGTACATTCTGGAATATTCATGGTTTCTACAACAATTCTTA